ACCTGCCGACCTGAGATGTCGTGGTCGCGGCCGACTGTACGGATGAGGGGGATGGCCTCGTCCTCGAGACGGTGGATGTTCCGCTGGATGACCTGCGCCGCCTCGTCGAGTTCGCGTGTCCTGTCTGCCAGCGCTTCGAGTCGCATCGGGTCGGGAAGGTCGAGTATCTCCTCGATGTTCCACACCTGCGGACGTGCGTACGGCTGCACACCGGAACGCAACCACGAGTACAGGTCTGCGTCGTCGGCTGGCAGGACGGCCGTGTCTGTCAGAGCGCGGAAGATGGGCCGGTTGGAGTCGTCGAACCCGACCACCTCGAGCGTCGTACCCCGTGCGAGCAGGAGCTCCTGCTGGCCCGGTCCTCCGATGAACATGCCGTGCGCTCCGGCTGGCACCTCGATGGAGAAGACGGCGCCGAACGGGTCGTCGTCTATATCGACGTTGCCGAGGAGCTCCTGCAGGTCGTGGTACTGGAACACCCAATTCTCGGCAAACGACCGGTCCATCGTGGTCGCCATGTAGCCGTCGTCGGTGTACCTGTCGCCGACCTGCCAGTTGCGCATCACCATGCTCTCGTCTGAGAAGGCACGGAAGACGAGTAGACCCTCGTCGCCGTCTTCGTTCCTGAATCCGGCGTTGGCGAGCTGCTCGGCTGAGATGGGGTTGTCGCGCATCATCAGGTCGATGAGTGCGATGGTCTTGGCGTCTTCGAGTTCGACGAGGTTGTCGATGCCGTTGTCTGCTGCCCAGTCGCGCAGGTACTTGAGCGCTTCGGGGTCGCCACGGAGGATGCCGTTGATGGATTGGAAGCCCTCGGCGCTAATCCAGTGCTGGAACGCGGCGTCCTGCTCGGGCGTCAGGTTGAGGTACTGCGACGCGAGCATCTGGTGAAGCTGAGGGGTCGCCATGCTCTCAAGGTCGGCCGCACTTGGGAAGTTGGCGACGTCCCACTCGAGATGGCCGGCCATGCCGCCCCGGATGACAGGCTCCCTCATCAGGGCCAGCTGCTCGAGCTCGCGTACTGGCCGGGCGACGTGGAAGGCCCGGTAGTGTTCGCCACCGCCGGCCAACTTGGACATGTCATCCCAGCCGATACGCCCCGAGTTGAACAGCGAGAACCGGGTGGGGCCGAGCACGCCGCGCTGTTGCGCCGGTGAAAGCCGATCCCAGAGTTCCTGCCTCGACGGGATGGGAGGCTGGTCCGGCAGGGCGAGGTCGTCACGCACGATGGGGATGGCGACGCACCGGCCGTTCGGGTGGTCGTCAGGGCCCGGCACTGTCGTGGGGTATTCGGTGCCGTGCATGGCCCAGCAGGAGGCGCAGGTGCGTTCGTCGCCGGCTGAGTACCACATCCACCCTCGTAGGATGGCTTGGTTGGTGGTGCGTGCGGCGAGGTCTGCGTTACGGTAGGCGTCGAGCATCTCGGTCCGCATGAACCGGAGTGCGTCCGACCCGAAGGCGTTCATCTTCTGCTGGACCGACTGGGTGAGGCTTCGGGCTGCTTCTCTCGGGTTCTGCCCGAGTGCGATGCCCTCGATGAGCGCGTCGTTGATGTCCTTCGCGTACTGCCTGGAGAACGGCTCGAGTACGCCGGTCATCCTGTCTTCGGTACGGCCGATGACCTCCTCAATAAGCTCAGGGAGGGCGGCTCGGGCGAAGTCGCGCTGCTCAGGCGGCAGCTGACTGGAGATTACCTCGTCCTCTACCGTGTCGGCCAGCGGCACGATGTTTTTGATAGCCGTCTGTACGGCGGTCTTCACCGTGGCGTCTGCCCATTCGGACATGCCCAAGTTCAGGGAGCGGAGGAGTAGCCGCATCCGTTCCTGCTCGCGCAGGTTGTTGAAGTTCAACTGGAACGCCGGGTCGTCCTCGCCGTCCTCGATGAGGATGTCGACCTCGGACTGCAGGAGCCGCCGGAGCTGCTGCAGCACCCGTTCCATCAACGTAAGGTACTGGTCTTGACGGACGTTCACCGCGCCGTTGACCAGAGCTGCAAGGACACGCCGGGCCTGCTCGATACTACGGATGGTCGCCGGGTTGATAGCCACGACGTCCCTCCTTAGAGCATCACACCCATGTCGAGTGTCTGCATCATCCGACCGTTACGCTGCTGTGCCTCGCCGAGAATCCGGTCCACCTCGTCCGGGTCCAGCCCGGCCTCGATGTATGCCTGTCGTGCTGGCCAGCCGGCGTCGAGCTTCTGCTGGACAAGCTGCCACACCTCGGTGACGTCCATCTCGATAGGATCGGACCAGAGTGGCTGGCCGTCCATCCCCATCAGACGGGACACCTGTGCCCATGCGTTGGTGAAGTCGTGCTGGATGTTACGGACCTGTGAGACCAGCGGCCGTTCGACCACCCGGAGGGCCTCGCCCGACGGGACAGCGCCGATAGCACGGAGCCGGGACGCGTGAATGCCGGCGGTGGCGGCGATGTCGTCAATCGCCTGCTCCTTGGCCTTCATCAGCTGGGACATGTCGCCCGACTCGAGCTGCACGAGCTTGGCCGCCTCGCCGGGGATGGTCAGGAAGTAGTCCATCCTCGGGTCGTAATCCGGCAGGTTGGAGGGACGGCCGTCTACACCTTCGATGACCTCGAACCCGAGGAGTGCCCGGAGGGGCAGGGCGAGGGACTCGGAGGTGACGAGCAGGTCGATGGCGTGCTTGTTGAGTGCATCCTGCAGGGGGATGACGTCTTCGATGGCCGAGGTGCCAAACGGGGTAAGGTCGGGCTGGACAGCGAAGTGGACGAGCGGAAGGTACCCGTCCTGTCCCTGTTCGAGGAGGGGGCCGTCGTAGTCGATGACCGGGCCGGCGTCGTCGTCCTCGTACCAGCGGAATCCGCCGCCACGGGCGTAGGAGACGGCCTCGGTGCCGTCCCGCACGTACCGCTCTACGTGGGTCGGGTAGTATACGTTGAGTCGCTGCTTCCACCGGTCGCGGCCGACTTCCCACGTCCATGTCTTGATGCCGTATTCGGGCTGTTCGGACTCGTCGGAGTAGACGACCGTCGCCTCGGACGAGAGGATACGGTGGGCCTTGAGTTCACCGTCCATGGTCTTCGACGGCCAGACGAGGACGTATGCGTCGCCTGAACGGACGGCCTGCCTGTGCAGCCGGTTCTGAATCCGCATGCCATCTTCGAGCCACCAGCTTGAGAGGGCGTCGTCGCCTTCCCACCCGTCGATGGCGATACGCTCGGCGATGGAGTCGATGACCGGGCGGACCATGTTGAGACGGTACCGGCGCATGACCTCTGCGTAGAACCGCTGGAACGCCACCGAGGAGAACATGATGGGGTGGTAGCCCAAGTCGTACGACTCGTAGGTGTGGTACCGGGCGGCGAGCGACCGGAGCTGGTCGAGTGCCTTGTCGATGTACCACTGGCGTGCAGCGGTATCGACCATGGGGTCGTACTCGCCGCGAGATACGGGGCTCCCCATGCTGTTCGACCCGGAGTTACCCCCGTTGTTCTCGTAGTGTGATGGCACGTCGGTCCTTACAGTCGTCCTCGGCCGGATGAGTAGACGGCCCTAGCCTGCTTAGAGGCGGTCAAGGTCAGGTCGAATGCGCCCCATACAAGGGCGTCCATCCGGTCCGGTGAGATGTCGGATTCCGGTGTCCACGTGCACATCTGGTCTTCGAGCTCCGGGTAGGGGCCGACGTGATGCACTCGGGTCTGTTCGTAGAGGGCCGATACTGGTTCGGCTCGGGTGTGCTTGCCCTTGGAGGCCCGGACGAGCCGGAGTGGTACGTTCCGGTCGACTGCCCTGAGGACGGATGCTACGAGGTCGCCGCCGTTGTTCGCTTCGGCGACGATACGGTCGGCCCGGTGGGTCCGGTATGCGTCGATGGCGGCTCTCGCCCAGCCTTCCGGTTGGTACCGGCCGGAGATGTCGTCTAGGACGTACAGCTGGTCGCCGGCCATGCCGATGACGATGATGCCAGTCTCATCGGAGTCTTCACCTGAGGTGACGGCCGGGTCGATGGCGACGACTGTCCGCTGCAGGTCGGGCGGCTCGTCCACTCGAGCGCGGTCTATCATCTCCCGGGTCCACAGGGCGCCGGGGAGCGACTCGAGTAGTTCGCCGTAGAGTTCCTGCCGGCCGAGCGTGGTACCGCCGTACCGCTGTTCGAGTGTGGCGATCGCTGTGGCGGAGAGGTTCGCCTTATTGTCGAAGGTCGACCCTCGGGTGACGTGCACGTCGGGTCGGGCTGCGAGGTCACGGACGAGCTTGATAGGTCGGGGTGTGGTGGTAGCGATGACCTGTGGATGCTCACCTAGGCGGAGTCCGAATTGAAGCTGGTCCCAGGCATCGGGGTAGCGCCATGCGGCAAGCTCGTCGCACCATGCCCGGTGGTGCTGGGGTCCTCGGAGGCGGTCGGGCTCGTCGGCTGAGTAGATGCGGACGTAGGCGCCGTTGGTGAGGGTGAGGGAGCCGAGGCTTCGGTTCCACTTCTCGACCCACCGGTCGCCGAGGACGGCGAGCAGGCCGGATTCGCCTTCGATGCAGGTGTCGCGTGCGTCGCCGAAGGTGGGGGCGACGACGGCGATACGGTGGCCGGGGTTCGATCGGGCGTAGTGGGCGATGTCTTCGGCGCCGGTGCGTGTCTTGCCCCAGCCTCGGCCGGCCATGACAAGCCACACGGACCAGTCGCCTTCGGGTGTCTGCTGGTCGTGCCGGGCGG